TCAAAATAATTGAGCAAAACATCTTCCCAACTTTTGTTCAACCTCTTGGCCTCAACACCACAGGCGTACATGTTCAACAAAGTGTTTTTCATGGACCCAGCGATGGCCGTTAAGTAAGCGCCCGAGGACCAACCAGCGCTCCACAAATCGACAAACCTATCGTAAATGTGGGCGTTGATGATGGACGTCCTAAACAACATCTGCCTAACACGGGCTGGCGGAGTGTTTTCGTCATCTCCGTACCATCTATTGATAATACGACAGAGAATCTGAGCCATCTCCGCTGATCTACTAGCGTCATAGGCTGTGTAGTCCCCTGTACACTCACGTACGCCATCACCCTTGGCGAGAAACTGTCTTTCCATCACATCTGAGTCTCGATGTGGGTCAACACCTATCAAAGTGTCTCCCACCAACCAGGTGTCCGCTAGGTGAGCAGCGAAACCGGCAAAATGAGACCTCGATAAGATAGTGTGGACAAAGGGACTACCGCTTATCAAGCGGGGTTTCTCAACTTTCTCGGGATCTCTAAGTTCAGACTTCAACATGTCAGTAAAGACATACATTGGGCTATAGTCATTACACATGAGCTTTATGTCCATGTTGCATTCCTCAATCACTCCATCCCATTCAGGCCCAGGTATAAACTTGCCTTTGGGATCCACTTCATATATCTTTTTCCGATGTATCTTTGAGTAGTTGAAAGGAAAACCGGGACTTGACGTATGGTCCATAGGGTCAATACTGGTGCCTTTAACGCCCGTGACAGTTTCAGTTGCGGACAAAATTCTCTTAACAACGTTGGGATTGGGCCTACGGTTAATATGGCCTGAATAGACGGCACTAACAACGTCCATAACTTCATAATCTATACTTTCATCCTTATGGCCATACTTAACCCTCGCATTTCCGTAGTTACGGATGGAAGGATTGACAGGTAACTTCGTTGGTTGGAGTGGGCCCTTGAAGTTCCATCTAACAATATCCTGTTTGACATAAGAGTTGGCGGGCGGCTTAGCAACCGCAACTATTATAGGGCTACGGACTTCAGGGTCATAAGACTCATTGCTGTACAACCAACCCGGGTCTACGTGAAGATCATCAAAGACCTCAGACTTCTCACACGCTTCAGAGGCTTCGTGATAGGCTTCGAAGAGCATTTCCTTCGAGACCCTCGTGGCCTGACCCCAATCGCCATTTCCATGTGCATGTAACCCAACGATCTTTCCTTTATAAAAAATGAGGCTCCCACAATCTCCTTTTTTGGTGGGGATTGGATAGGCAATACAATCAATGTTCGGTGTATCCTTACCTATAATTTTTACCTCTGAAACTATCTTAGCGACAACGGGATCGGGAACTATCTGTTGTAAGACAGCCGACTCACCCCAGACAACAGAAGGATTGACGAGAGTAATCTTAAAAGGATGGCTCAGCATATCCAAACTATTGTCTTTCGCTTCAATGAAGTGCGTCGTAATGTCTCTGTGGAGCGGAATCGTCGGGTCAAGAAGGTCCAGAATGACCAAATCCCGCATCTCATCAGACCAATCCTTCACCACTTTCACATTTTCCTGTTTCACGCGATATTCGACGTCATCTCTTCTAATGACTATCAAGGCGTCATCCTCATACTGCCAATTCTGGATGTTATCCCAGTAATGTTCTAACATCAAAAACCTCTTTCGCGCAATGAAGAGTCCATAACCCGCATGGGAGCCTGACGGCCCGACGACGCTATAACAATTCATCTTAACGGGATTCATAACGTTATCAAACCAATGGATATTTTCCTGATTCTCTCCGCTACCCTTGACTTTAGACCATTTCTGGTTCTTTTTGGCCCTATTAACGTATTTTTTTGTGTGCACAGAGGAATCTTGGTTCGAATATTCATGAACTAAGAGCGAACCTCCAGGTCTATAAAACAGGACACCCGCCGATATGGCTATTGCAGCAACGGAGGCCACGACCAAATGCCCGTACTTCCTTATCCAATAGAAAGCACTAAGCGCAACGGTATGCATCTTGTTTGTGATGGTATCTATGTAGTCCTTCATGGCTAGGTAGGTGTCATGGGTTCGTACGACTATCTCTACCGTAAGTTGGGCCGCTATCATTGCCAAACATTGGCCAGCCGTCATGGAACCCTCATTGTATGCCGTAAATGCTTGCCAAACATATTGCATGCTGTCTTTGATCCTGTTATAGACGGATTGAGTCATACTATACGTCTTCTGCGAGAGCCAAACAATAACATCTACTTCATTACAGTAAAGGTCAGCAGCCTCATAATGAGTGAGTCCATAGAGCCTAGAAAGTCCTACGGACTCCATGAAGCCAGCAAGCATAGAGGCCAATCCAAGTGTGACGCCGCCCTGTGTTGTAGTGACGCTTGCCATGACTCGATCTGCCTGACTAGCGTTATCTCCAGTGATACTCTTGAGAGTATGGGTCATGAACGTCTCAATTGAAGGAATACGGTAACCCATTATATGGTACTTACCAAAAGCCGCCATGATTCCAAGAGAAACTTCTATCTTATTGCTAGCTGAGACCCCTTGGCTCGCCATGAGTGAATTGGCGAGTATACTGAAGGAAGCACTGACAGCTGGGCGAATTGTTTCAGCATCCACGTCAAGGTCAAAAGAACACCCAAATGTGGTCGATGACCCCACGGCGGTAGAACCAACGGGGCCAACCCTCCTTAGTCGAGTCTCGAGCGTGGAACCCATAGCTTGGAAGAAGTTGATAGTCTCCAAATCAGTTGACGGTTCTTTGATCGCCTGGTATAATTCCTTGAAATTTTTAATCTTAAGCGTCCACTTATTGACAGGTGCTAATTGGACTTGAAGTTCAGATGGCAATTCAGAGCCGTCCCCCATTGGAGTCACAAATAGTGGGACTTCCTTCGCCTTACCTTTCTTCTTGTCGCTATCCAAGAAGCTCATGTTAAATTTCATGGCTTCGAGGGAATCCCTATTGCTACGAGCAAATTCAAATAACTCCACTTGATTAGGATTGCGCTTGTATGCGGTATTGAACATCCTAACAACAGCAGTGTAAGCTCTGTCCTCAGCTGTATCAAGTGCGTGGGCAACAAGCCCATCGGATATTCCTTTGTTATCCTTGGCATTGACCTCCCTCAATCTCCTCATGCCGACTAGAAGAGTAAATAACTGTTCAATTGTCAAAGTCAGCGGAGTTGGTTGATATTCAATATGCCCTGCGATGTTCTTCGACTCCATCAAAGTTATAATCCAATTATTAGGATCAAGACTGACACCTTTTTGAGAGTTGGGTATTCCACGGGACTCCAGTTGAACAACCACGTGCAACCTCCTCTCAAGCGCTCCCTGGCATATCAAGAACTCGGACTTAAAGTCCCCACCATTGGACGTAAGGAGAGTATACTTATGGTTATAAAAGAACTTTCCTTTTTGGTCTGCGTTAGCCATTGGCAAGGCTTTAGGTGTGGTGTTGATCTCATCAATTAGAGAGACTTGTTTGGAATCATCCGGAGTAGTTTCTTTAGTGAGGGGAAACTCATCATGGCGCATAACCAGAGTGCGGGCATCATAACCCTCAAACCACTTTTCAGCACTCCTGACGTGGATGAAAGACAAGGGACTGGTTTCATATTCCCTCAGTAGAGCTGGCATATTACGCAGTTCGTATCTGGCCAGGCAATCGGACAAGATTTCCGTAAACATAGTCTTGCCCGACCCAGGACTTCCCATGATCAAACAACTAACAGGTTCAACACGCGCTATTGGTCGAGTTATGAATAGGGCGTCCAGCTTGTTCAAGACGTTTTCAAGCACTCTAAGGTGCGAAGTGATAAGGACGCAGGCCGTCTTTTGATTGTTATGTTCAAAAGCAAAGGCTAGAGTCGTTCCGGCTTCAATGTGCGATGCTAGGTCCGCTCGAGTAATGTCGTTAACGGTCAGCGTCAATGCTTTATCTTTAGCGACATATTTCTCTGTCTGAGCCAACCACTCTCCATACTGGGTACTCAACATGGAGGCAAAAGCAGGTTCCATTCCAAGGTATGCCGCGGCTCTACTAGCGATTGTCATGAAGAAATTCTTTATGGCCTGGACAATGGCTTCTGCCCCAGCGGCTACACTAGGTATAGCCTTGAGGGCTTTGATGACATCGATCTTCTTGGTAGGATCTACACCTATCAAGCAATATAAGGCCGCCGTAAGAGTTATGAC